ATAATAAAAAAGGGTAGTGGTATTGCAACAGTGCCAAGTAGCTCAGACCATCGAGATGGCACGTGGTTAGCGACGGATATTTACATGGGTGAGTTCTATATGAATACTGTAAATGGTAAGATATACACACGTACAGCAAGTGGTATTGAAGAAATTATTTACGATGTTGCAGACTTTGAAGTATTAGCAAATAAAGCAACAAATTTCAGTGTAATTAATAATACTAAATACCCAACAACTCAAGCGGTCGAAAACCAAATTGATGCTAAATTATTAGCTGAGAATTATTGGATTGTAGGAAGTTCAGAAATTGCAAGGGGGTATAGAGCGCAACACAATTCAACAACCGTATTAGCTGAAAATATTGCAACAGGGACATTACAAGGTACAGCAACAGCAGTGGCAGTATCAAATACTTCTATACAAACTAAAAAAACACGTTTAAAGATTGGTGTTTCAACGCCTGCTGCAAGTGGTATTTGTGGGTATAGGTCAACAAGTGCTTTCAACATTGTTGGAATGGGATGGAAAATGGCAGTTGCTTTTGGTGTATCTGATACAGCATTTAATACAGGCGCGCGCCAATTTTACGGAATGACATCAACAACAGCATCTTTAGGTATTTCTTCTACTGTTACGGTTGAAAGTTTATTGAATATTATCGGTATTGGTTCGGATGCTGCAGATACTAATTTACAAGTATTCCATAACGATGGAACAGGTACAGCTACAAAGATAGATTTAGGAGCTAATTTCCCTGCAAACAGAACGAGTGGAGCGGCTGCAACTGATTTCTTTGTGTTTGAAATGTATAACCCATTTGATTCTATGAATGTATATTACAAAGTTACATCTTTAGAAAATAACGTAACAGTTGAGGGTACTATCACAACTAATTTACCAAGTGATACAACACCAATAACAATACAGGCTTGTAGAACGTCTGGAGCATCTTCAAACGCTTGTAGCTTTGATATTAGTCAATTAACCTTAAATTGTTTATCATGATAGAAGTATACCAAGAAGTAAGAGGCGCTTACACTTATGTAGAAAGTAGCTACTCAAATATAATCAAAGTAGGTAATGAAGTTTTGAACGCTGATGTAGCAACAGAAATAACAGCTCAAGAAACTATCATAAATGATTACATCTAAAATACAACAAAGACCCTAAAAAAAAGTTATTTAATTATGAATGAAGTCAAGTACATTTTAGAGCAAATCAGGAAGACCAAAACAATAGTGCTAATCATAATCCTACTTGCCTTCATTCTTTTTTATTACAAATCATTGGTTACTCAAGTAGTAATAACCAAAATAGAGAAAGTTGACGAGGTGAAAAAAGACATTAATAATAATGTTTTGATTCAACAAATGCTGAATGAGTTAATGATAAAATATAATGCTGATAGGGCTTATATATTTCAATTTCACAACACGATCAAATACTACGATGGAACGCATAGAAACCATCAATCAATGACATTTGAAGTTTGCAACAACGGTATTAGTTCGGAAGCGCATAATTTACAGAACATTCCTGTTAGCTTATATCCAATGTTCTTACAGCAAATAATGTTAGAAAGAATGAACTATTGTCAAATTAATAATATCAAAGAGCAAACAACAAAAGCATCGTTATTAAGGCAGGGAATAAAATCTATATGTATAGCACCGTATTTTAAGAAAGGAAACTTTGTTGCTTACATCGGTATTGATTATGTAAAAGAAAATAAATGTACAGAGATTGACTTTAAGGAGTTTAAAGAGTTTACAAACGAAATAGGTAATATATTAATGTTATGAGAAAAGGAGGTAAAAAAGGTTGTTTGTGCAAAGATGGCACGTATTCAAAAGAATGTTGCGATGGTCAATCTCAAGGGATTGGAAGCACTGAGCAACAAGTAGTAAGTAACGTAAACCATACTATTGAAGTAAGGCAAATTACAACAGAACGAGGTTAATTAAGTTATTAAAGAAAAACGTTTATGAATAAAGAAATAAAAGATGCTTTAAAAACTATCAAAACATTTTTAGGAATGGAAGTGAAATTAGAGCAAATGAAGTTAATCGACGGCAACACGGTAATCGAAGCTGATTCTTTTGAGGTCGGTGCAAGTGTTATGATTGTAGTTCCTGAGGGCGAACCAGTACCTTTAGAGGTTGGAAAGTACGAACTTGAGGATGGTCGACTATTGGTCGTTGAAGAAAAAGGTATGATCGCTTCAATTGAAGAAATGCCTGCTGAATCAGAAGAAGAAGAGATGCCAGTTGAAGCTGATGTGACCCCTGAAGTTGAAGTTAAGCAACCGAAAAAAGTTGTGCAAATCACTGAACAACACTTCGCAGAAATGGAAGCAAAGATTGCAGAGCTTGAAACAAAGTTAGCGTCAATGACTCCTGAAGTAGTTGAAGAACAACCAACGGATATTGTTGAATTCAGTGCAGAGCCTAAACCGATTCAGTTCAACCCTGAGAACGTACAACCAATGGAAAAAATAGATTTAGCAATTAATACGCCAAAATCTTTGAGAGATAGAATTTTAGAAGAAGTATATAACAACAAATAAACAAATAAAAAATGGCTACAACAGTAAACATTAGTACATCATATGCTGGACAGGATTCTAAGCTATGGGTAAAAGCTGCGTTATTAAGCGGTAACACATTAGCAAATGGAGGTATGACTATCATTCCTAACATTGCTTATAAGACAACAATGCATAAGCTATCTACGGATGCTTTATTAAAAAATGCAACGTGTGATTTTACAGCACTTTCAGAGGTTACTTTGACTGAGAGAAGTTTGACATTGGAAAATTTCCAAGTTAACCTACAATTGTGTAAGAAAGATTTTGAAGCTACATGGGAAGCTGAAGAAATGGGTGTATCTGCACACAAAGTATTGGCTAAATCTTTCGTTGATTACTTGTTAGCTTACATCACTGAGAAAGTTGCTGAGGCGGTTGAGGTTTCTATTTGGAGAGGTGCAACGGCTACGGCTGGACAAATTGACGGTATCGCTACTTTATTAGCTGCTGATGCTGCTTTACCAACTGCTAACGAGGTTGCTGGTTCTTCTGCTATTTCTACCGCTTCTACGGTAATTGCTGAATTAGGTAAAATTGTAGATGCTATTCCAACAGCTTTGTACGGTTCTCCTGATTTGAAAATCTACATTCCTCAAGGTGTTGCTCGTGCTTATGTTAGAGCTTTGGGAGGTTTCTCAGTTGCTGCTACATCAAACAACGGTGTTGAAGCTAAGGGAACACAATGGTATAATGGTCAAGGGTTAACTTTCGAAGGTATTCCTTTATTCGTTGCAAACGGTATGGCTGCTAACACTGCTATCGCTGCTGAGACTTCAAACTTGTTTTTTGGCTGCGGACTTTTAAATGACGCGAATGAAATTCGAATTTTGGACATGTCGGCAACGGACGGCTCACAAAATGTCAGATTTGTCCTTAGAGCTGGAATGGCTGTAAATTATCATTCAGTTTCGGATATAATTACGTATAACATCCCGAACTCAGCTAACTAATTAATTAGCTAACAGATAACGTGGGGAGGAGCTTAAAGTCCCTCCCCTTTTTTTTTAAAATTTAAAACTTAAACAGGTGGCTTGTAATTTAACAATAGGACGCGCGGAGGCGTGCAAAGAGGCAATCGGAGGACTGAAAGCCGTATACTTTATTAATTTTCAGATAGTTCCGTCTGATGTGACTTTCTCGAATGACTTAATCACAGCAGTGACAAACGTTGACAACTTATACAAATATGAGTTAAAATCCAACGAAAATGTATTTGACCAAGAAATAGTATCAAGCCGTGAAGCTGGTACAACGTTCTTTAGACAAACGTTAACAATTAAGTTGAAAAAACAGGATGCTACGACGCACAAAGAAATAAAACTTTTGGCCTATAGTCGACCTCACGTCCTAATTGAAAATAACAACGGACAATTTTTCTTAATGGGATTGTTTAGAGGAGCAGATTTAACGGCGGGTAGTATCAATAATGGCGGGGCGCTTTCAGATTTTTCAGGTTATAGTTTGACTTTTACGGCTGAAGAGGCTTTACCTGCACCATTCACGGATATTACAAGCTCAACAACTATCGTATCTGATTGTTTCACGGGTGCAACGGTTGTAACTGCTTAGTCATGGCTTGTTTAATAACTTCGGGTCGTATAGAGCCGTGTAAAGACAGTTTAGGAGGGTTGCGCAATGTTTACTTCATTAATGAAGATATTGCATCTAACTACATGTATCGAGAAACAGCGCCTGGTGTTTATGCAGTAGACACTGACTTTAGCGAGGTAATCGATTACGTGAATTTTGTGGAGAAACTTTACAAGTTTGAGTTGAAATCTAACGAGAATGTTTACGACCAGGAGATAGTAAGTTCACGTGAAAACGGTACTACTTTCTTTCGTCAAACATTAACAATTAAACTAAAAAAACAGGACATTGCTACGCATAACGCTGTCAAAACTTTAGCGTATGCAAAACCGCGTATATTAGTTGAAAACAACGAGGGGCAATTTTTCTTGGTTGGACTTTTAAGAGGTTGTGATTTGACAGCAGGAAGCATTAATAATGGTGGGGCTTTGGGTGATTTTAGCGGATATTCCATGACCTTCCAAGCGGAAGAGCTACTCCCGTCGCAATTTGTATTAAATGGTAATGATTCATTTTATTACGACATTGACCCATCAGGAGGGCAAACAGCAAGTATAATAGTAACAAGTTAATTTTTCGGAGGGGTTTAATAGCCCCTCTTTTTTTTTGCAACAAAAACACTAATTTTTAGTTATACTATTATATGATAGTACTAACTACTTCTACAAGTCCGCAAACGGTGTATTTTATCCCACGTGAAGGGACGGGGAACTCAGATAAGATATTCTTAACCGACGAGCAAACAAACGTAACCACAACGATTAATATTACTACCTACGCAACGGGTGACTATTACCACACGGCAACGGCAACATTTGCTTTAAAAGAAGGTCACACGTATATTTGTAAGATTGGAAAAACAAACGACATTCGCTTTTATGGACGTGTATTTTGTACTGACAATCCAAGCTCGAACTTCACACAAACGGTAACAACCAACGAATTTATAATATATGAATAATAACATTATACAACTATCCTCCTATACTGCCCCTGTAATTGTTGAGAACAATAAAAACGAATGGGTTGAATATGGAGAGGATAACAACTATTATCAGTTTTTAATTGACCGTTATAGCAATTCAGCAACCAACAACGCTGTAATTAATAACATTTGCCGATTGATATTCGGTCAAGGGTTAACAGCTACGGATAGCGCAATGAAGCCAAACGAATGGGCGCAATTACTATCTATATTAAAGGAAGATGATTTAAGACGTATAATCTTTGATTTGTACGCATTAGGGCAGTGTGCCTTACAGATTCATTATGACAAAGGACATAAGGCAATTACAAGGGCTTTTCATACACCTATTCAGTTGTTAAGACCTGAGAAGTGTAACCAAGATGGTGACATTGTAGGTTATTTCTATTCGGACAATTGGAGCGACCCAAAGAAGTATGTACCTAAAAGATTCGATGCGTTTGGAACGTCGAAAAAAGAAGTTGAAATTTTGTACTTAGCGCCTTATTCGGCGGGTATGAAATACTTTTCAAATGTAGATTATCAAGGTGGGATTGATTACGCATTGTTAGAAGAGAAAATAGCTGAATACCTTATAAATGAAGTTAGTAACTCCTTCGCTCCCACGACGATCGTAAATTTTAACAATGGTTCCCCAACCGACGAGATGAAGGACGAAATATCCGCATCTGTTATTGGTAAGCTAACGGGTTCAAAAGGTAAGAAAGTAGTTATATCATTTAACGAAAACGAAGCGACGAAAACAACGGTCGACACTATACCATTGCAAGATGCAGCAGACCATTATTCTTATTTGTCAGATGAATCTACCTTCAAAATATTACGCTCTCACAACGTTACTACTCCTTTATTATTTGGGGTATCGGTTGCCACAGGATTTAGCTCAAATGCTGATGAAATGAAAACGGGCGCTTTGTTGTTTGAAAACATGGTTATCAAGCCAAAACAACAGATGATTGTAGAGATGATTAAAAAGATACTATCGTTTAATGGTGTTTCACTTAACCTTAGATTTAAAACATTGAATCCTTTACAAGGTGATGAGCCACAGCCCGTACAAGAGGTAAAAATGAGCGCACAAGATGAGTTAGACGTTGCGAAATATGGTGAGGACATAGATTTAGATGAGTGGGTATTGATTGATAGTCACGAGGTAGATTATGATTTAGAAGATGAGTTGGATGAGCAATTACGCAAACTTAACGAGCCTACAAAATTATCTAAGGTTCTAAACTTAGTAAAAACAGGTACGGCACGACCTAACACAAAGAGCTTACAAGATGGTGAAATCTTTAAACATCGTTATAGATACGTTGGTGAAATAACTGATAAGACTCGTTTGTTTTGCAGAAAAATGATTGAAGCTAACAAGGTTTACAGAAAAGAGGATATTGTAAGAATGAGCACTGAAATTGTAAACCAAACAAGTACAAGAGCAGACGGAACAGAGGGCGGTTTTGGGCCACGTGGGGCAACTACTTATGATGTTTGGTTATACAAAGGAGGTGGAGCATGCCATCATAAGTGGGTTCGTGAAACTTACTTAAGAAAATCAGACGTTAACTCACCATTAGCTAAGAAGTTCACACCATCACAAACTCGTAAACTTGGTGAAATCGCACCTACAAACGACAAACGAGTATATACAAGACCGATTGATATGCCTAATAAAGGATTTTTACCTAAATAATTAAGACATGGCAGAAGCACTATTAATATCGAAAAAAGACCTACAAGAATACACTTCTTTAAACGCAAACACGGACGTTGACAAAGTGATTCAATTTGTACTTGTAGCCCAAAATATTTGGATTCAGCAATACACGGGAACTAAGCTATTGGATAAGATTAAAACGGATATTACCAACAATACCCTTGCAGGTAATTACATAACGCTTGTACGCTCATATTTAAAGCCGATGCTGATACATTTTACAATGGTTGAGTATTTGCCGTTTTGCGCTTACACTATTTCAAATAAAGGGATTTATAAGCACCAATCTGAGAATAGCGAAATCGTATCTAAGGAAGAGGTTGACTACTTAATTGAGAAAGAAAAACGCATAGCTGAAAGTTACTCGCAACGTTTTCTTGATTATATTTGCAAGAATAATAGTTTGTTTCCTGAGTACACAACCAACGAAAACGGCGATGTATATCCACAACATAATAACTATCTAACAAATTGGTATTTATGAAGAAAAAAAAAGAGTACAAACCAAAAGAAGAAAACATAATTAAACTTAAAATTTACTTAAATGATATTAGCAAACCACGGAATAATAAGTAGTAGCGGAGGGTTGCCGCCTTCTACATTATTAACTAATTTATATGCAGTATACAAAGGTGAAAATAATGCAAATGATTCATTAGGGAACTACAACGGGACAGCTGTTGGCGGGTTGACTTATACAGCGGGTAAAAGTGGTAATTCTTTTGATTTAAACGGTACAAATGCGTTTGTAAGTTTACCGAATAATTCGTTTAATTTAACTAATAATTTTTCATATTCAGCATGGGTATATTTTAGGAATGTACCATCTGGTGAATCATATATAGTTACTGCAACAAATGGCAACGGAGGTGCTATTAATTATGGTGCTGCCTTCGGATTACTTAGTGGACAATTAATATCGGGCGTTTTTGACAACAATGCATCCACACTTTGGGGAGCGTCGAGTAGTGTGCTATTGCCTAATACTTGGTATCACGTTGCAGTTACTAAAGTATCAGGAGTAGCACCTAAATTTTACATAAATGGTGTGTTACAGGGGACTACATTGGTTACAGGCACAAACAACGCAACACCATCGTATG